ACTGCGGAGGATGCCGAGTTTTGGCCTTGTACAATACAACAGCGAGTTTTAATAGAGGCTTTATTATTACGTTTTTTGCGGTCGATTTGCATCCCAAGCAGTCAAAGTCTCGCGCGCGTCGTATGTGTTAAAACTCATTGTTCTATTGTAGATGTATATATTGATATAAATATAAGAAAGAAACTAGAGAAAACAGCCAGATTTATGTGCTGAAAGCCACAAGGCACCCCGCTAGTATACCCCCTCAAATGTGCATGTCAGAAACCACCAGCCATACCAAGTATGTGCCGAAATCCCCGCATGCCAAGCGCCATACCAAGTACCAAGTACCAAGTGCGTGCCGCGCGCACGCGCGCCCCCCGCTCGGCGAACGGTTGTCATGTGTGTCAGTATATCATCTCCTGACACACAGCCTCCATTTGATTTTTAATCAAATAAATAGACGGTTTGTCTGGACTGTCAGTGTGTCACTCTTTATACTGCATGGGGTCGGCAGGATGACGCCGACGTCTCTAGTACCGAAGGAAACCACCATGACACTATCGTTTGAAGCTCCCGCCGTTCCCGCCAACGTCGAAGCCCTGTTGCCGGTGGCGCTCGCCGCAACCGATCCTTTCCTGCAGAAGGCGAAGGGCGCTCAGGAAAAGATTGTCACTCTCAACGTCGAGATTGGCAAGGCGTTCGGCGCGGCGATTGCGGCGGCCCACGTCGAGCCGCTCGGCTATACCGCCTTCTGCGATGCCTATGAGGGAGCGCTGATGAACCATTGCAAGGCGGTGCTGGGCTATGTCACTGGCAACGCTGGGCAGGTGATGTTGCGCGCCGCCAACCTGCAGGCGGCTGGCAAGGCAATCCCGACGCGCGCCGCCGTGCTGAAGAAAAGCGGAGCCGAAAAGCCCCTGAGCGACACTGCGTACCTCGAATTGCTTCGCGAGGCGCAACGCAAGGCCGGGCTCTCTGTCATCAAGGCCGGGAGTGGCGGGGACAACCGTACCGACGCGCAGAAGGCGGAGGCCGCCGCTAAGGCCGCTGCAGTGGCTGCAGAGGCCGCCGCGAAGGCACCGGCACCGATTGCACCTCCCGCCGCTCCCGTAGCGCCTCAGGTGGCTGGCAAGCCCGCTAGCGCCGATGCCGCGCCGCCGGTGCCGCCCGCCATTGACACCAAGAAGGCGCGGGAGGATGCCGCCGCGATGCTGATGGGGAACGCGAAAAACGGGGACCTGTTGCTCCGGGCGCTTACCTCCCGCAAGGCGGCGCTGATTGCATGGCTGCAGGAAAAGCCCAAGGCATAGCGCTTCCCTCACCTGATACCTCACCCGCCATGGCTTCGGCCATGGCGGGTTTTTTTGTGCCTAGCGTCTAGGGCATTTGATTAAAAACCAAATGATATCAAAGGGATAGCAGGTGCCCGCCCGGACATGGCCAGCGCGACCGGCGAAGGCGCTAGGGGACTAGGGCAGGGGGGTGGGGGGAGGGGTATGGGACCATGGCCCCGGCCCACGCAGAGACATACCCCAGCCGCTTAATGCACGCACCATTTTCAAACCGACTGTAACCATGGTGACACTTGACCGCTACACACTGACACACTACGCCGGTCCCATGGCCAACTGGCGCGTCGTTCCGGGTCTTCCCCTCCTTGTTTCCGACGAGGGCGAGGTGTGCTCGGGGGTGAAGATGTTCGCCTTTCCGCTCCGGGCGGACCCCAACATAAAGGGGTATCTGCGTGTCAGGGTGGTCATCGACGGCGTGCGTTATCGCTACTTCGTCCACCACCTCGTGCTACGTGCGTTCGTCGGGCCCCGGCTGCCGGGTATGGAAACTAACCACGACGACTTCGACAAGACCAACAACCGGCTGTCGAACCTCGCCTACGTGACGCAGAAGGAAAACTCCGACCACTATCTGGCCACGTTGTAGATCAGCAGGGCTGCCCCGAGCACCACCAAGGCTATCCACCCCCAAACCAAAATCGGGTCAGGACCCGTATCCATATCATCACGCATGTCAGTGTGTCCTATATCGCCAGAAACTCAGTACTTCTACCGAGGCCGCCTGACCCCTATCCGTCTGCCTCATGTGGTGGTAAACCACTGCCATGGCGTCAACCCCAGTCCGCCCGCCATTCACGCCCCCCGGTCGTACCAATGACCCGGCCAATCGTGAGCGTGGCCTGTCCCCTACGGGACTTCCAATCGAAGTCCCTGCCGCGATCACTCCCCGCTCCACCGTCGTCATCAGCAATGGGCTGGTGACTGCGAAATCCCTAGGTGCAACTCTAGCAGAGGAGGCCCGCCGTGCCGCCCAGCTTCGACAGACCCAGCCGTTCATCTCCAGCCTTGCCGCGCACGTCCGATCTGCTTTCACAGCCGCCTACTCAGCCCGATCAAGCCAAGGCATTGACGACCGGATGGCCTCGGCCCTCTTGGCTCGACGAGGGGTATACTCCCAGAGCAAGCTCTCCGAGATCAGAAAGATGGGCGGCTCTGAAGTCTACATGAACCTGACCAGTGTCAAATGCCGTGCCGCCTCCAGCTGGCTGCGCGACATCCTCTTGGCCACTGGCGTCGACCGACCTTGGACCTTGGCCCCGTCGCCCGTTCCGGATGTCCCCCCGGAGGCCGACGAGCAGGCGATAGTTCAGGCCGCCGGGGTGATCCGCGACGCCATGATCGCGGGCACCCCGCTTAACCCCGATCAGGAGCAGTCCCTGATCAAGACCCTCCGCGAACTGAAGGACGCGAGGGTCAAGGCGTTCGCCCGCGATGCCGCTGGCAAGATGGCCGACAAGATGGAGGACCAGCTACTCGACGGCGGCTGGCTGGAGGCGGTTGCCGCCTTCATCGACGACATCACCATCTACCCCGCCGCGATCCTCAAGGGACCGGTACTCCGAAGAAAACCGAAGCTGACCTACAAGCCGCAGCAGCTGCCCGCCGTTGCCGCCAACGACATCGGCTCCCCGTCCGGCCCCGCCCAAGCCAGCCAAGCGACCTCCTCCGGTCCCACCCCCGGCGCTCCCACGGTTGAAGTTCAACTCGTGGTCGAGTTCGAGCGCTGCGACCCGGCTCTGATCTGGCCCAGTCCCGGCAGCAAAAACCCCAACGACGGCTACATCATCGAGAAGCATAGGCTGTCCCGCCGCCACCTCACTGAACTGCTCGACGTCCCCGGCTACGACAACGGCGCGATCAAGCTGGTGCTGGAGGATCATGGGCGCGGAGGTCTCGCCGACTGGACCAGCTACGCCGCCAGCCCGATAGCCAGCGCCAAGGGGCTGCCCGGCGTCGCCACCGGCACCCACGGCGGGCGGGAGGGCAACGCCCCTGCCGATACCCGGATCGACGCGCTACAGTTTTTTGGGGCGGTGTCGGGGCAGATGCTTCGCGATTTCGGCCTGTCCGAAGGTGAGGTCCCGGACGTAGCCAAGGAGTACGAGGCGGAGGTCTGGATCATCGGGACATATGTGATCAAGGCGGTGCTCAACGGCGACCCACTCTATCGCCGCCCCTACTATCGGGCTTCGTACGAGGACGTGCCGGACAGCTTCTGGGGACGTTCGGTCCATGACTTGGTTGCACCCTCCCAGTCAATCACCAATGCCCTCGCTCGGGCAGTCGTCAACAACGCCTCCATAGCATCCGGGCCGCAGGTCGTCATCAACACTGACCGCTTGGCCAGCGGCGAGAACATCACCAGCCTGATCCCGTGGCGCATCTGGCAGGTCACCACCGACCCGTTCGGGACCAACCAGAAGCCGATGGAGTTCTTCCAGCCGGACAGCCGGGTCAACGAACTGATGCGGGTGTTCGAGTTCTTCTCCAACCTCGCCGACGAGTACTCGGGCCTGCCGAAATACCTCGTCGGCGATGCAGGCGGGGCCGGTCGCACGGCGAGCGGCCTCTCCATGCTGATGAACAACGCCAGCCGGGTGATCAAGCAGGTGGTCGCGGGGATCGACAGCAACGTACTGGGCCCCCTGCTTGAGAGGCTCTACCAGTACAACATGCGCTATGCACTCGACCCCGCGCTAAAGGGCGACGTGCAGGTGATCGCCCGTGGAGCCTCGTCACTGGTCGCCAAGGAGAGCGCCCAGCTTCGCCGCACCGAGTTCCTCGCCGCCACCGCCAACCCGGTCGACATGCAGATCGTCGGGGTCGAGGGTCGCGCAGCCCTGCTGCGCGAGAGCGCCAAGGCGCTCGACATCGACACCGACAGCGTCGTGCCCCCCTTGGACGTTATCCGCATGCGGTTGGCGCAGGACGCGATGGCGGCGCAGGCCACCGGCCAGATGGCTCCGCAGGCGGGACCGGTGCCGCCTACTCCGGTCAGTCCCGGCGGGCCCAGCCCGTCAGGCCAGAGCCTGATGGGCAGCGAGGCTCCGATCACGGACAACTTCTCGCCGCCGAGGCAGTGACATGAGCACCGAGAAAGCCGTCGCGCTAGCCATGCTGATCGCCGGGGTCGTCATCCTCCTCGGCATCGTCCTGTGGCTGATCGGGTAATGGCGACCGCTCCCCAGCCGCCGCCGATACCCAAGACTACCGGCATCAACTACACGCCGGTTGGTTCACTCGAACCCTACCTGCTGTCGCGCAAGTTCGTCGATCTCCAAGTCGGGCCTCTTGGCTCCGGCAAGACCTTGGCGTCACTGATGAAGGTCCCGCTGCTGGCCTCGTTGGTGACGCCATCCGTGCACGGCGTGCGGCAGGCTCGCTGCGCTATCGTTCGGAACACCGCCGCGATGCTCGCGGATGCGACCATCCCCGACTGGCTGCGGCAGTTCCCGGATGGAACAGCAGGGACTTGGTGGAGAACCGAGAAACGGTTCGAGCTTAACTACATGGGGCAGGACGGGATACCGGTCGAGGTCGCAGTCCTGTTTCGCGGGCTGGACGATGCCGCCGACGTTCGCCGCCTGTTGTCCCTGCAGCTGTCGTTCGCCTTCATGGACGAGTTCAGGGAGATCGACCGCTCGGTGTTTGAAGCCCT